ATGATGTTCACGTTGCCATTGTAGGAGCAAACGCACAAGAAAGTGGATGGGCTCTGGTTGATTGGTTGGTTGATTCGGAATCTCCGAGTCTAATATCAAATTGGGCAAATGCAACTCAAAAAAGTAGAGTAGATCTTGATAACATTCAAACTGGTGGTATTGCAACTACTGGTAAGATTTACGCTGGTGGTGCTACTACTCAATATGAGGTTTATCACACTAATAATCTAACACCTTTAACAATAGGAAGAACTGCTGATACTGCATTGGCCGGTATTACAACAGTAGATGATGTATCGGTAGCAAACTTAAAGACTAGGTTAGCTGGTGGATTTGGTTCTAATGCCGTAACTATTGGTGATAGTGATGATACAGTAACAATCGCCGGTAATCTGAATATAGCTGGTAGGTTAGATTTTACTGGAACTGCAGTTTATACCGCACTTGATTTAAAGAATAATAATATTATTGGTGTTAATAATATTACTATAAACGATCCTGGCCCAAATGAAGGTATTACTTGGTCAAACATAAAAATATTTGAATCACCAAATGATTTAACAACAAACTCTGCGGGTAATTTTCAGATTGTTTATGGAAGTACAAGAAGATTATCTGTTACCAATACAGGTGCTGAAGTTAATGGAGCTCTTACAGTTTCAGGATTGAACGGGACTGGAAACCGAATGGTTATTGCTAATGCTACTGGTGTATTATCAACACAAGCAATACCATCTGGCGGCGGTGGTGGGATATCGTTTGATGGTTCAACTGCAGATGGTATATTAACTTATAAAGATTCAGATGAGGCTACGGTAGAGAGTGGATTAACATGGAAATCAGGGTATTACCTTACATCACATACAACTTCAGGTGGTGGTAGAGTTAGGTTTGGAGCAGGTAGCTATTCTTCACCAACTTACGCATTTCAGTCAGATACCGATACAGGATTCTACCTACCGGCTACTGGGGAAATCGCAGGAGTTATCGGTTCAAGTGAAAGAATTAGATTAAAAGAAACGGGTCTTAAAGTTGTAAATGGTGCATTAGGTGTGAACGTAAACGCATCTACTACTAATGGTAGAATTGATGCAAGTAACGATATTGTTGCATACTCTACTTCAGATGAGAGATTAAAAGAAAATGTTAAAACCATTGATAGTTCTTTATCTAAAGTTCTACAAATCAGAGGTGTTGAATTTGATTGGAAAGAACTTACAGAAGAAGAAAAGAAAACTATACATGGAAACGAAGGACATGATGTAGGAGTTATCGCACAAGAGATAGAAAAAGTACTACCAGAGGTGGTTACTGAAAGAGAAAACGGATACAAAGCCGTTAAGTACGAAAAGATAGTTCCACTACTAATTGAAGCTATAAAAGAACAATCAGATACGATTGAAAAATTAACCGAAAGAATTAATAAATTAGAAAAAGGTTCTAATAATTAATTAAACTATATTTATTACTATGGGAAAACTAATTAAAGAGTGGGTTAAGGGAATCTTAACTGAAGGAATAGAAAAAAAGGTAGTAGTTTACGCTGGTAGATTTCAACCTTTTCATAAAGGGCATAATGCCACTTACGAACATTTAGTGAAACAATTTGGTAGAGATAATGTTTATATTGGTACTTCTAATAAAACAGATAATTTAAAATCACCATTTAAGTTTAACGAAAAGAAAATGATTATGACAAAGATGTTTGGAGTTCCATCATCTAAGATTGTTCAAATCAAAAACCCATACGCTCCCAAAGAAATTATAGGTAAATTCAATAAAGATAAAACGGCATTTATTACTGTTGTTGGTGAAAAAGATAGATACAGATTAAAAGGTAAATACTTTGAACCATATCATCCTGATAAAATCCAAAAAGGATACGAAGAAAAGGGATATGTTTATGTAGCACCAGCTCAAAGTGGTGGGATTAGTGGAACTGAAGTTAGAAAGTTATTATCATTTGGTAGTGATGATTCTAAAAAGAAAGGTTTCAAAAAAGCATATGATGGAAAGTTTAATCCAAAGATATATAAATTTATAACAGATAGATTAGGTAAAATATCCACTAAGATGGAAAACTTTTTATCTACATTTGATTTTAATAAAATAATATCAGAAGGTAGTGCACTTTCAACTACTAAAGGAACTGTTGATGATGGACCAGGTGCATATTATGGTAATTCAAAATCATATAAAGCGGTTGGAAAAGAAGCTGCAGAAAAATTAGGTTGGACTGTAGTTGATTATATATTAGGTACAGATGAAGAAACTATATATGATTTATTTGATGGTGGGATACCAGATAAATACCCAGTATCATATTTCCCATCAGGCGTTGCAGGTTTAGATGCACAATCACAAAGATATATTGATTTAAAAGGTTCACAGGCATATAAAGCTTGGGCAAAACATATTACAAAAGTAGCAACAATAGTAGGATATAAGTTAGTTGATTTCTTAGATGCTGAAAAATCTGTTGATAGTTCTAAAAATGAACCTCAGAAAGAAGAATCAGCAGAAAATATAATAAAAGAAGGATTGATTACCGAAGGTGGAGCATATGGACATATGGCTCACCCATTCGATACACAAATGAATCTAACATTTGGTGATTTAAAAACAATTATATCAAACGCATTAAATGGTAAGTTAGAATTCGCTAGAGAAAAAACAGATGGACAAGCACTTGCTATTAGTTGGAGAGATGATAAAGGTTTAATCGCCGCTCGTAATGGTGGACACCTAAAGAATAGTGGTGAAAACGCATTGGATATTAGTGGAGTAGCTTCTAAGTTTCAAGGTAGAGGTGGATTAACTGATGCATACAACTTCGCTATGCAAGATTTATCTAAAGCAATCAAATCATTATCAAAAGCACAAAGAGATAAAGTATTCAATCAAGGTTCATCCTTTATGAATATAGAAGTTATATTCCCAACATCAGTAAATGTAATTCCTTATGGGCAACCTTTATTAGTATTCCACGGAACAATGCAATATAATATGGATGGGAAAGCAATTGGAGCTGATACATCAGCAGCAAGAATCTTAGCTGGGATGATTAAACAAATCAATCAAGATGTGCAAGATAATTATACAATACAAGGCCCACCTGTAGTTAATTTACCAAAATCGGAAGAACTTTCAAAGAAACAAGGTAAATACTATTCAGCACTAAACAAAATTCAAAAAGAATTTAAACTAAAAGATTCTAATGGTGTAGCTGATTATCATCAAGCATGGTGGGAACAATATGTTGATAAGAATTCACCATCTACATTAGATAACAAAACCAAAATGGGATTAGTTAAAAGATGGGCATTCTTTGATAACTCATTCAGATTGAATAGAAAGAATATTACAGATTCTAAGGTATTAGATTGGGCAACCAAAACAGATAAGCAAGATAAAGCAAAAATATCTAAACAAAACCTTAGAAAGTTTGAAGATATATTCTTAGGTGTTGGCGCAGATGTACTTTCATTTATGAGTTCAGCACTTACAGTCAATCCTGATAAAGCACTTAGAACTATGAAATCAGAATTAGATAAGACTGTGAAAGCAGTTCAGAAAAGTGGTGATGTTAAGAAGATTGAAAAACTAAGAATGGAATTAGAACGATTAGCCGCAGTAGGTGGTAAAGATAAGATTGTACCAAACGAAGGAATCGTATTCACATACAAAGGTGGAACGTATAAATTAACTGGTACATTCGCATCATTAAATCAGATATTGGGATTAATGTACTTTTAAATAAAATTCTCATATTTATATAAAACAAAATAAGTTATGTCAAAGTTAAATAATATTAAAGCAGTAAAAGAAATGTTAGGTGGGGAACACAAAACCCAAACTAAAAAAACTATTTCATTTACTGATAAAGTTATTAAAAGAAGAGAAGTTGGTGAAACTTGGGCTGATGATAAAGGTCAAAAGTGGGAACAACGAAAAGGTTACAAAGTTAAAGTTGGTAAACTATCAGAACTCAGAACTGAGTTAAGAGCGTTTCCAAACTGCAACAAAGAAACTTGTACTTGTATTGAGCCAGGCCAAGCTGATTTAAAAATGAAAGCTATACATGGTATGTGTTTAGATTGTGTTACCTTAATGGAGTATGATTTAAAACAAAAAGGTGAGTACGAAGAGTACGAAAGAAAAAAAATGTTGGCTAATGCTGAGGCTTGGTTAAAACAAGCCGAAGTTGAAAAGGAAGTTTTAAAAACAACTCTAAAAGCTTCATTCATAAATGAAGATGGTTCTATTGAAGAATGGGCTGAAGGAATGAGTGAAGATGAGTTGGTAAGTAAAATTGATAATGATTTTGAAAAGTTTAGAACAGATTTTATAGGAAAACTTAAAAATGAACAAACAACAGATTAAAGAATTTATAGAATCAAAATTTGATTCGTATTCAGTAAATGGTACAGATTCAGCACTATGTGTTGAATTTGCGTTATCTGATTTGTATGAACATCTTTGTACAGAAAACTTAATGAATGAAGATTTAAGAAAGTGGTTAGGTACAGGAAAAACAGGTTCAACCTCAGGTGGTGGATGGGATAGATACGGAAGTGATGGTCAGAAGCTAGGTAAGTGTGGTGATGGTAAAAAGGGTGGTGCATACGCTGCTTGTTTATCACAAGAAAAAGCCAATAAGTTAGGACCTAAGGGTAGAGCCGCATTTGTAAGAAGAAAACGAGCAGACCAAAAGAAGGCGGGTGATTCTAAAAAAGGTGGAAACCGAACTAAAGGTAAAACACCAACTAATAGTAAGACAGGGGCATAATAATGAATACCAGATTAAATAAAAAAGTTAAAAAAGATTTAGATGCATACTTCAAAGGATTTAGGGGCTCAGACCCAGAAGTACATCACGGATTAAAACACATCCTAATAGGTGCATTAACAGATGCTAACTTCCATAGTGAAGCTAAGAAAGTTCAAAGTATGTTTCCTAAAGCGAATCAATCTAAATATGCTGGTAGGAAAGATTGGGAAGATTCGATTGAACAGAATCATGGTGTACCAATTGCTAAAGCAGCAAAGTGGGATGGGTATGAGATTATAGATGCTATTTCATTTTTCGCATCAATGTTTATCGGTGGACCTGTAGGTGCTAAAATTACTTCACTTAAAGAAGGTATGAACGAAAATGTTAAAATGTTTGTAAGTAGATTTATCAAAGAAGTAACTCACTCACATGAATATGAAGATATGAGTTCAATGGGTGAAGATGAAACTGATAAAGAAGAAATTAAAATAGGTGAATACCAAACTAAATACTTTCACGTTTGTCCTGGCGCATCATCACTATATGGTGATATAGAATCTAAGGGCGTTGATATGGATATGGCTGAAAGAAGTGTAAGATTACAAGATGCACTTTTCTTTATAGAAGAACACGTAGGTGGTGAAGGTTATACTCCTGATAAAGATTATGTAATGGTGGCTAAAAATATAGCAAAAAACATTATGAAGATGGCTAAACTAATGGGATTGGAAAAAGAACACTCTTATATACAAGGGCATGTTGATACAATCATAAAATCAGTTGAAGGTAAAAAGTTAGAAGAAAAAGTAATCGAACTTACAGAAAAAAATGTACCAACAGACCCAGCTAAGTGGGCCGCATCTAAAGCAGCAGCTAAAAGAAAGTTTGATGTATATCCATCAGCATACGCTAATGCTTGGGCAGCTAAGAACTACAAAGGTAAAGGTGGTGGTTGGAGAACTAAAAAAGAATCAGTAAACGAAAATGATTCGTATTCAATCACAGATGATAAAGGTAGACACTTTTTACTTATAGTTGGTGAAGAACCAAAAGATTCTAAAGGAAAATCTGATTATAAAAAAGATGGATTTTACATTTCACCACAAAAAGGATTCAAAGGATTAATAACTGCATATTTTAAAGATGAGAAAACTCTCAAAAAAAATATAGATAAGAAATACCATAACCAACTTGGTGAATCAATGAACGAAGGTAAAGTACACTTTGAAAAGAAATTAAAAAGTGGTAATATCTTTCAAGTAATCGATAGAGATATGAAGGGTATGAAAAGACCTGAGAAAGAGGATAAGTTTCTTATGCAGATTGTAGATAAAAAGGGTAAGGTAGTTAAACACATTGGTTCACACCCATCACTAAGTGGGGCTAAAAAGTATTCCAACTCAGTAAATGAAGCTAAAGAACCTGAAGTAATTACTACATTAAGAAAAATCGTAAAGAATAAACAAAACGATTTAATTAAAGATACTAAGAGTGGTAAGAAGGTAAGAGTTGATATGAATTCAGCAAACTTAATGGTTCAAGTATATGATGCACTTAAACAACAATCTAATAAAGATAAGTTTGTTAAGAGTGGTATTGTTAATATGGGTCATATGGCTTACAAACTTATGAAGAAAGAAAATACTTCTGAAGTAATTGAAGAGGCTGAGTATCAAGGTAGAAAAGTAGAACTTAACAAACCAATGCAAGGTGATTCTAAAAAATTCAAAGTATATGTTAAGAACGCTAAGGGTAATGTTGTAGTGGTTCACTTTGGACAAAAGGGAATGAATATTAAAAAGAAAAATCCAAAAGCTAGAAAATCATTTAGAGCTAGAATGAATTGTGATAACCCTGGACCAAAATGGAAAGCAAACTATTGGTCTTGTAGAAAGTGGTAAATAGGTTTATTAAATATATTACCATATTTATAGTATAAGAAGTTTAATTTTAAAAAGGCAAATTATGAGTACATTATTAATCATTTTAGGTGTTATCGGTGTTGCAGTGGCAACCTATTTAGTATTATTATACACTGGAAAAATCAAAGATAGAGATGGAGATTTTATTCCTGATGTAGTAGAGGATACAGTAGAAGATATCAAAGAAGATGTAGCTGAAGTAAAATCAGAAGTTAAGCGTAGAGTTAAAAGAGTTAAAGAAGAACTCAAAGACGTTAAAGCTGCTGGTAAGAATTTAGCAAAACAATCTAAAGATGTTGTTGAAGCCGCAAAAGGTGGAAGCCGAAAAGGTAGAAAACCTTCAAATCGCAAGAGAAAAGCTACTAAAAAATAAGAGTAGCAAATGAAAAAGTATTTCGGAGATATTAGGAATCTGATAATCTTAGTTTTAATAGTTGTTATACTATTACTAAGACAATGTAGTGGAGATGGGGGAGAAATTACCCCATCCGAACCTACTATTATCACAAAGGTAGAAACGAAGTACGATACTATTACCAAAGAAGTTACAAAATACGTTCCTAAAATAGTTACTAGAATCAAAACTGAGATTGATACAATAACATTAACTCAAGATATTGATACACTTTCTATTTTAGAAGATTACTTCGCAAAATATGTTTATGAAGATTTTCAACAACTAGATTCTTTAAACTTAACAATTAAAGATACAATCTCTCAGAACAAAATTTTATCAAGAAAAATATTCTACGATTTAATTTACCCTACAACAACTGTAACGGAAACAAAGTATATTAACCAAAGAGAATTCTATGTAGGATTCGGTTTGAATGGAACATCAAAGCAATTTAATTACATTGGTGGTTCAATATTGTACAGAACACGAAAGAAACAGATGTTTGGACTAGGTTTAGGATTGAATGACCAATTTCAACCAATCATATCTACTCAGTTTCTTTGGAAATTGGGAAAGAAATGAGCAAAAACATAAAAGAACTTATTAGGGAAGAGTACGTTAAATGTGCTAAAAACCCAGTTTACTTCTTTAAGAAGTATTGTTACATTCAACACCCAAAAAGAGGTAAGATACTTTTTGATTTATACCCATTTCAAGAAGATGTGATGGGTGAGTTGGATGACCACAGATTCAATGTAATCCTTAAATCACGTCAGTTAGGTATCTCAACATTATCCGCAGGTTATTCTTTATGGATGATGTTATTTCACGAAGATAAAAACATATTGGTAATTGCAACCAAACAAGAGGTAGCTAAAAACTTAGTTACTAAGGTTAGGTATATGCATGAGAACTTACCGAGTTGGTTAAGAGGTGATACCGAAGAAGATAACAAACTATCCTTACGATTACGAAATGGTTCAACAATCAAAGCAACATCAGCAAGTGGTGATGCAGGTCGTTCTGAAGCATTATCAATGTTGATTATTGATGAGGCTGCTTTTATCAAAGGGGTTGATGAGATTTGGGCATCGGCTCAATCTACATTATCAACTGGTGGTAAAGCAATCGTATTATCAACTCCAAATGGTGTTGGTAATTTCTTTCATAAAACTTGGCAAAAGGGTGAACAAAAGGATGGTTGGAATCCAATCAAACTTCATTGGACTGTACATCCTGAAAGAAACCAAAAGTGGAGAGAGGAACAAACTCAACTCTTAGGTGAGAAGATGGCATCACAAGAATGTGATTGTGATTTTATATCATCTGGTTATACAGTCGTAGATGGACAACTTCTACAATGGTATGAAGAAACCCACGTACAAGAACCTGTAGAGAGAAGGGGATTCGATGGTAACTATTGGATTTGGCAACAGCCAAACTATACAAAAGATTATGTAGTAGTTGCCGATGTTGCGAGAGGTGATGGGGCTGATTATTCAGCATTTCACGTTATCGATGTAGAAACTGTAGAACAAGTGGCAGAGTACAAAGGTAAAATTGAAACTAAACATTATGGTAATATGTTGGTGAATGTTGCAACCGAATGGAATGATGCATTGTTAGTGATTGAGAATGCAAACATTGGATGGGCAGTAATCCAAGAAGCAATAGATAGAAATTATACTAATCTATATTATTCATATAAAGAATTCGGTTATACAGATAACGATATCCATCTACAAAAGGGATATGATTTAAAAGATAAATCACAAATGGTACCTGGCTTCTCAATGACAAGTAGAACACGTCCATTGGTTATCTCAAAATTAGATACTTATATGAGAGAAAGAGTTCCTATTATTCGGTCTAAACGATTGATTGATGAACTTTTTGTTTTTATATGGAATGGTAGTAGAGCTGAAGCTCAACAAGGGTACAATGATGATTTAACAATATCGTTTTCAACATCATTATGGGTTAGAGATACAGCATTAAAACTCAGACAGCAAGGTATTGATTTAAATAAAAGGGCATTAGAATTTACATCAAAAAATTCAGGTGTATTTAAAACCACTCCACAAAGAGCTAAGGATGCTTGGAAGATTAATACTGGTAGGGGTGATGAGGATATAAGTTGGTTACTATAAAATTTGGATATTAAAAATATTTTTTGTATATTTATAAATTGTAGTACTATATAAAAGAAATAAATTATGGCAGATACTTCGTTATTCGGTAGATTAAAGAGATTATTCTCAACTCAGGTAGTTGTTAGAAGAGTCGGTAAAAACAAATTAAAAGTAGTGGATTCTTCACGATTACAAGCAGATGGTAATCGTAGAGGTTCAGCATACTATGATAGGTATGGAAGATTGCATGGTTCTAACTCAAGAAAGAATTGGCAAACATACAATGAAAGATTTAACTACCATTCGAATAAATTAGAATTATATACAGATTATGAGGCAATGGATAAGGATTCTATTATCTCATCTATATTAGATATATACTCAGATGAATGTACACTTAAAAATGATATGGGTGATGTAATTCGTATCAAATCATCTGATGAGAAATTAAAGAAAACATTACACAACTTATTCTATGATGTATTGAACATTGAGTTCAACTTATGGTCTTGGGTAAGAGGTATGAACAAATATGGTGATTACTATCTTTATTTGGATATTGATGATGAGTTAGGTGTTGTAAACGCACAACCATTATCTACATATGAAACTCGTAGAGAAGAAGGATATGATTTAGATAATCCATATTCAGTTAGATTTGAGGTTGAAGAACAAAACACAAATGCAATCTCACAAAGAAACAACACTAAGTTTTTAGAATCATTTCAAGTAGCTCACTTTAGATTACTTACTGATACTAACTTCCTTCCATATGGTCGTTCACTATTAGAAGGAGCTAGAAAGACTTGGAAACAATTAACTCTTATGGAAGATGCGATGATGATTCATAGAATTATGAGAGCGCCTGAAAAGAGAATTTTCAAAATTGATATCGGAAACATTCCACCTGCAGAAGTTGATTCGTATATGGCGAATATTATCGACCAGATGAAGAAAGTACCATATGTAGATGAATCTACAGGTGAGTATAATCTTAAATTCAATATGCAGAATATGATGGAAGATTACTATCTACCTGTTAGGGGTGGACAGAGTGGTACTGAGATTGATTCC